GCGCATTTATCCACTTGGACGGCAAAGCCGTTTGTGAGCCAGAGGCCCGCCAGGGTTAAAGGTAACCCAAACCCGTCTGAGTTACGTGCTTCCCAGCACTAACTCCGGATCACATCCTTCAAGGCATGTGATCAACTTTATACGGTACCCACTTACAGCGCCGCGAGGTGCGACACCCTCAGTGGGGAGGCCATATAAAGCCGACGCCAGCACCACAGATGGGTGCCAGTGCTTCCACTCAAGGCGAGGACTAACAGGGACGTAAGCTCTGACGAGCTCCCAACCCTGCTGGTCCCCAGTGCCCTGGATGGTAGTCCACTGGTCATCGTGGATTACGGTGTCCCCCAAGGTAGAGGGGCCCCGTAGCCTGCGAACATGCAAGGGAAGCATGTCCAAACATCTCATCCAGGCACGCTTCACAACGTGCCACCGCCTCGGATGCGCACCGTGTGCTTTCGCTACACGACGCAGACCGTTGGCAAGTGAGATGAAATGCTGTGGTTCTGTAGGCTCTTCCTCGATGTTGTGTCCCCTCACGGGGATCCCATCGTAGAAGTCGCCACCACAAGACTCACGGAATCGGCCAGACACGAATGTCTTCCGAGGGTTCGGCGTGAAGCCGCACCACCGCAAGCAAGGCAGGAGTGTATCAGCTAGGTTCCTTGGGACGATGATATCATCGCCATACACCCAGATGCCCTTTCCGGGGCTGATCTGATGACCAGTCCTATCGGCACAAGCTTGCGCGAGTGCTGCAAAGATTATGGTCTCCAGTTCAAAGGTGTAACCGTTCCCCATAGAGGAGAACTTTTCCAATTTAACCCACTTCCGCTTTACGCGGGTATAGGGAGAACGTAGCGCGTCTAGGACGTCAAACCAGCGTGCAGGCATCACTGCCTTCACCAACTGGTAGGATACGGTATCGCTGGCGCTCGTGAGGTCGATCGTCGCTAAGGTCCCATACCGGGACCCGTCGCGAGCAAGCAACCTATGTGCCGTCTGGCCCTCTTTCAAGTCAATCCCAGCAAACAGAAGGCGGCGTTTCAAATGCCGTCCGACTGCAAGTTGGTACGCGACGTTCACGGAGGGCTCGACACAGATCCCCCTGTTCTTCAGACCATCCTTGGGCACCGAAGTAAATCGGTTTCCTCGGACAGTCCTCGGTTCAGAGTTCCACGGCTTGTCACGGTAAAGGGCTCGCGCCCACGCAGTCTCCTCCCACAAGGGGAGTACGCACCGCGCGTCTTCCGTGACGGTCGGACGGGATGTCATTTTGTCAGGCACTGTGGTATAATGCCGACGGTCTTCGAACGTAGCACCAGGGCCGTGTCTAAGATCCAAGTCCCGAGGGACCGGTCCTAGCCACCCATCGATAATTTCACGCACATCGTCCAGGAAGGATGACATACGCACGTCAGTAGGGTCCTCGAAAGGCCCGTTGTTGACGTAACGACTTAGCCGCACGTTAGTGCGACAGCACTGTCGCTCAGACTCCCAGAAGGAATCGAGCGCTACTTGATGCCTATCGATCCCCCCGACATCCAGACGAAGCTTCCGGAGAAACTCGGTTGCCTGGACATCTAGGAAAAGATCTTCAGCATCGTTGTAGAGCTTTGGGTCCACCTTCATGCTGAACAGCTGCCCATACTCCCTTGCCTTCATCAGGCACGCAATCGCGAGACTGCGGGGAGTGTTCGCGTCCTCCAAATACGCGAGGACGATTCTCTCCAATTGCTGCGAGAGAGGTAGCTTCATTGGTTCGCTCCCTTAGTTGGGAGCATAGCCGGTCGCGAGGACCGACTGAACCAAGGCCGAGTTCAGCAGATTGGACATCAGCTTCGCCGCTTGCGCCACCTGAGTGTCGCTCGCGGTCTGCGGATAGATCCAATCCCCGCCGCGGTTCTGGATGCGTCCGATCACCTCATTCACACCGGCGACAGCAGTCGCGCGAGTGATAGGGTAGTCGAAGAAGTACGTCGCCTTGCGCGCCGTACGTTGCGCATTCCACCGGGTCGAGACCTCGAAGCGCACCCGTTCACCGGGCAGCTTCGTAGAGTCATCCCAGCGCCAGACAGCCGGAGAGCCGTCGGCGCCAGCCGGGTTAAGGGAGGTGAACACCCGATCGGTGGTACCGTCCACATCTTTCACAGTGATGCTAGCCATGTTGGGCATAGTGCTTACTTTCTGTTGCTAAGTTGTTGAATGAGCAAGGCGACCGACGAGGCCGCTTTGCCAGCCAGACCATTGGTTGGAAGACCAATGCGAGACTTCAGTGTAGGTACGTTCAGGCTCCAGAGGTCCCGGTAGAACCGGTGTCCTTTGCCGTAACGCACTTCATTACCGCGCCCCGCCATTCCACCATAGTCCGTTCGGTATACGTGCTCAGCACGGTATAACCGGGACACGAAAGGATCAATCACCCTCAATCCCACGAAGTCCGTATAGGACCCCAGGAACTTCCCGACTGGAATGAACCAGTCGATCAGAAAACTGAAGGGAATCACCTGCCATGCCACTTGAACCGGGTTGATGAAGCCCAGTTCGTTGGCCAACAATAGATTGGGGTTATCAATCCCAATCTTCGCCTGAAGCAGAAGTTTGAATTCCTGCTTAAGGTCGTCGACGGTGTACGGCTGAACATTCCAAATTAATGGTTTGGTCGTGACCGCACGCGAGTCGCTCGAAGCCCTGGACCTCACGGTCTGAGACTCAAAGCTCCTCTGCAGCACCTCTATGCAAGATGCAATGTCATCTACGAAAGGTTTCCATCCGAAAATGAATTCCAGGTAGTTGTTGGCGAAGGATCGGGGCTTCACAGCTTGCCGATCCCAGACGGTCCGTAGGCGCCGGGTCTGCTCTTTCCGAGCTTGCCGGTACATACGTCGCGAGAGACGCATTGTGCTATCTTTCGCTAAACCCAGAGCCCTGACAACGCCACCGAAGTCCCTCTTGGCGAGGGCGGTGCCGAAGTTGATCAGCTGCTGGGCCCGTTTGTGAATCATCGTAAACGACTCACGGATTTCGACAAGAGACACAGCCAGTGAGGCCTTGACCTTGCCGTGGGCCTGCGACACGAATTTGTCGTACGCTTTCACGTAGAGACTACCACTCGGGATGAGTAGGGACGGATCCCAATCCCAAGTGCCAGCCGTTCGCGCGTAGGAGACCGACGAACCGAAGTCAGACGGTACAGTTACCCCGCGATCGGTGTACGTTCCCCAGTACTGTCTCTGGACGAGAGGCGAGGGTTTCCCCAATGCCTTGTAGCCCCGATACCAGTCACGCTGGAAACGATCACCAACTCGATTCCATTCCAGACGGAATGGGCCTGAGATAGCCACTTACATTATCCTTTCACAAGGAGAAGCGACACGGGGGAATCACCCCCTTATCCCACGCTGGGTCCAGGAGGACCCCCTCCGTCGTCGGATGACGAGGAGGTACGTCGCACTCGGCAGCGGTCCAGGACCGCTTCGACTACGAACGTAAGTACTCTCACGAGTACAGAGAGAATGGTCCCGCTCACTCGGTCACCTCACGGTGGTTGAGCTTCTCGAAGAAGGCTTCACGCACAGCATCAGTCAACCGGTCACCCCACACTTCTGCGGGAATGGCCGGAAAGAAAGACTCCCGATAAGGGAGCTGAGAGTTCGTCTCAAGAGACGGAACTTCCTTCAACCTGCGTTTGAGCAGGGCACTGATA